GCACAAGTTGATTCGATGGAGCAGCATTGGGTTTATACAGTGCCAGTTCTTGGTTCATGCAGCAGGTGTAAGAACAATTATGCTAAGAGGAATTATTATGACATCGGTTTCCTGTTAATCGGTGCCACGATAGTTCTTTCTTATTTTGGTTGTTATAGGGCTATTGTTCTTTCTTGGCTTACTTTTGCTTATCAGTTTTACAAGCCTGCTGATGCCAATCGCGTTGTTCGCGTTCCTATTCCGATGAAGACTGTTGGCACTGTTGAAAGATCAGTTCATGCTGCTTCTGTCGCCGCGAAGGGATCAGAATTTCGAGCCCATGGCACCTTCATCCATCATTTGTCGCTGAACGAAGAATATTCTGAGTTCATGAAGCAGGCCCTTTGTGTTTGGGCCCCTGCGGCTATGATGGCTTTTATGGAAGGGGAGGAAGGTGTTTCGCGCTCGTCATCTGCCGGCCGCCCTTCGCAAGGCGCCGAACCACCGGAAGTTACCGACACTCATGCTGGAAATCCAGATGTTGTTAATGGGGAATTGAAAGGAACGAGATTGCGGGGAGATGAATATGGTGAGGAGAAACGAGTTGCTACTCGTTCTGCTGAAGAAGAAGATTCAACACTAGGTCACCAGATCGGCCCCGATTTAATTCCCACTGAGGTGATGGCTTCGACCGAGGGAAATCTGAAATGCGGGCTTGCTAAGCGAGTTCAACCTTTGCCATTCAATGCTAATAAGAAGATGATCAGGCGCATTGAAGAAACGGTTACAGCATTAACTAAGCAGGTTTTCACCCCCGATCGAATCCGTAAGTGGCGTGAGGAAAACCCGGATTTTGATGAGTTCAAATCTAGGAAGTGGGATTCCAAACGTTGGAGACATGCTATTGAGGAGTGTTTATCTGATACTCACTCCAAGATTGAGCAGGAATTCCAGATTAAGCTTAATGAAGCGCTTCCAGCGAAAGGGAAAGCCCCACGCCCGATCATTCAGTGTGGAGATAAGGCTCAGGTTATGATGCAGTTGCCTGTTAAATGTTTCGAAGAGTTGCTTTTTGAAACTTTTGAAGCAGCTAGCATTAAGCATTGCCCTAAGCATGATGCCATGAAAAGAGTTGCCAAGCATTTGCGCCAAGATAAGAAGTGCACCGTTATTGAAGGTGATGGTTCTGCTTGGGATGCTTGTTGTAATTCCAGCATTCGTGGAATGACTGAGAATATGGTTATTAGGCATATTATGGCAGTTTTAGGCAATGATCCTGAGGTTCCTAAGAATTGGATGGATGCTGTTTTGCGGGATATGGAGAAACCTCAGATTAAGGGAAAAGCCAAAGTCCAAGGCAGGAAACTCGTTTCCCCGATTCGAGTGATGATCGATGCTATTAGGCAATCAGGGCATCGTGGAACGAGTTGTTTTAATTATTTTGTTAACCTGGTTTGTTGGATTAGTGTTTTGGCTGAGAATCCTGCTGAGGTTGTTCATCGATTTGTTTCGAATCCCACAAAGCCAGTTTGGTATCGTTCTGCTGTTGATGGGGAATGGTATGAGCTGAAATTTGCTTTTGAAGGTGATGATTCAGTTCTTAGCACCACGGAGAAAGTCAATGAGAAATATATTGAAGACACTTGGACATCACTTGGTTTTAGGATGAAACTAGTGTTTGTCGAGAAGAAGATGACTTTCACTGGCTTTGATTTTCTGTGTGATGAATTTGGGCCAGTTGGTGCTTTTTGCCCCGAAATTCCTCGCAACATCGCATCATCTTCGTGGACGTGTTCATCTCTGGTTAAGCAAGATCCCACGAAGGTGAATGAGGTTGGTATGGCGGCCATGTATGCTAGGGCCGAGAATTTTAAGGATTGCGGGCCTTTGTGCCACTATTTCGCCCAATTGGGGTTAGCGCATTCCAAAATAACCGGTGACAGGGGATTGGGAGAAGACCAAGCTGTTGTGCTTGGTGTGCATGAGACGAATTCAATAGTTCGTGAACTTCAACGCTTGGCTGACAACTGTGATGTGATGGATTCGAGAATGCGGAGACTTGTTAATCATGTTGTTCCTGATTGGAGCGCATATTATGAGGCTTCGCTTCTTTCTGTTCGTTTCAGCGATCCATTGGA